AAACCATGGTTTGGAAACTAACCCTATTAACCCTACGGCAGTAATCAACTGGAAACAGAATCAATTTACAATTGGAGAGTTACATGAAACATCCGTTATTTGGAATTAGAGTTATAGACCTATCTACTCGATGTATGTATTTATTTGTTGAGTTCGCAACCGTTAACTCAACTCACAAAGCAATATTAATTGAGGAAGACTCAGGTAGTGTAATTCACATACCTTCTAAGCAAATCAAATTCAGCTCTAAAGCATTGGAGTTAAGACTAGGAAACCAATCATGAACAAAACAATAGCGACATTACTACTCATCCTATCTACCTCAGCTCAGGCAGGAACTCTACTACTACTGGAATGTAACAACCAGGATGTAGTCTTATTCGAACCTCAAGATGGAGAAGCATATCTAGAAATTCCCGATATACACTTTACAGCGGAGTACATCGGTGCTAAAATAGAGGGTAAGGTCAAGACCATGAAGTTCTTAGGTATGCTTGACCGAACTAAAGTTGAGTTGATTCTCGTTAAAGGAGGGTCTATAACTCTTAAACATTACAATGAACATAAATGCGAGTTAGTAGACTCGAATGTTAAATAGGAGAAATAATAATGGAAGAAGTTGAGTACTCAATAGTTGTTATAAAAGGTAGGTGCGGTAGGAAAGGGGTATCTATTCGTTACGGTTATAACGGGAATACAATATATAGTTCACCTAATGTTTTCGGTTCTTATGATTTTAACACTCATAAAATTATAAACAAGAGTGATATTAAGAATATTATAATTGAAGATCTAAATAGGAATTTTTAAAGATGAATTCTAAACAACTACGTCACGTAATGATAGACCTAGAAACGATGGGTACAACTCCTGACTCTGCTATCGTCTCAATAGGTGCGGTAATATTTGACCCTCGTTACGGCAAGGTGTCTAAGCAGACCTTCTACCGTGAATTAGATTGGGAAGACCAGGAACGACACATTTGTCCTGAAACTACTGAATGGTGGAAAGTTCAATCTGATGAAGCCAAAGCAGCTCATTTTGGTTTGGACGCTTTAGATGACGTCCTTAAAGAGCTTGCTGAGTGGTTGCCTAAAGATGCTAAAGTATGGGGTAACGGAGCTACGTTTGATATCTCTATGCTTGAGGACGCTTATCGTCAGTATGAGATTGAGATTCCTTGGAAGTTTTGGAATGTTAGAGATTGTCGTACAGTACTGGATATGTATGAGTCTGTAAGAGGTGGATTCAATAAAACAGTTAATCGTCAAGGAGCTCATAACGCTTTAGATGATGCTAAATTTCAGGCACAATACATAACAATGATGTGGAAGAGACTATTAGGAGATAAATAATATGAACTACTACGATGCCAAGTTTGCAAGATTAACCAAGGATAAACCTACAAACTGGTTGATTGTCCCAATTAACAATAATAAGTTCAAATTAATATACTTAGGAGAATAACATGTTATGTTTGTTTTCAATATACATATTACTTAGTTATCCAGCAACTATTTTCGCAGGTAAATTTATAGCCTCGGGTATGAATGACAATAAGAAAGAGGATGATTATGACCAAAGTAATTAAACCATTATTGGCAACTAAAGCGGAGTTCGATAAGATCCGATACCCTGTTTTAGCAACGCCTAAATTAGATGGTATTCGTTGTTTAATGGTTAATGGCGTAGCTATGTCACGTAGCATGAAGCCAATCCCTAACCAGTACGTCCAGAAGCAACTCCAGGGTCTACACGGCCTAGATGGTGAGCTTATGGTTAACGGTGACTTTAACCAAGTGCAATCAGGTATTATGAAGAAAGCAGGTGAGCCTGACTTTACCTTCCATGTATTTGATAATTGGTCATTGGAATACGGTTATCCACTACGACTAGAAGACACAGAGTGGTATATTACAAATAAAAGGGTTAAGGTATTGAACCCTGTTAAAATATCCTCTGAGGACGCTCTAATGCATTATTTGGACGACTGTTTAGCTAAGGGTTACGAAGGTGTAATGATCCGTCAACCTAATTCTAAATATAAGTTTGGTCGTAGTACGGTTAAAGAGGGTATTTTGCTCAAGATTAAGAAGTTCTTTGACGATGAGGCTGAGTTACTTGAAATCATTGAGGCTCAACATAACCTTAACGAGCAAGACTACGATGAACTAGGGTACTCTAAACGTAGCTCTTGTAAAGAGAATCTTGTTCCTGCTGGGACTGCTGGTAGTATGGTTGTTAAGTGGAATGATAAGACGTTTAGAGTTGGTTTTGGACCAGGATTTACAGACTCGGTTAAGCAGGAGTTATGGGACAACCGTGAGGAGTTAGTTGGTGAGTTAGTTAAGTTTAGTTACCAGGAACTCTCAAAGGACGGTATACCTCGTTTCGGTAAGATGTTAGAAATACGACATCCAGATGATTTATAATTTGCTTTATGATCAAGGACGAGTAATAATGAAATATAGTTAAAACAGGAGAACAGTATGCAAGTCAGAAAATACAACCATCTACTATGTAGAGTAGAATATCCAGCTGAACGTGGGTATCGCATGGAACCTAAACAGTTACCTGATTGGATTCACGTAACTATCACTGAGGATAACGATAGTAAATATTTAACTGTCCATTCTCGTATTCATGTAAACAAGGAAGTTAGAGTTGGTCCTAGTTATAGTGCCGATTTTAACGATAGGGATTTACTTAAAGACCTCAGTGGTCAAATTAGCAGTATGTTCTTATGAGTAAGCGACGCAAAGATAATAGGCCGATTTGCACTTGTTCGGCCTATAAGTTCCCTCATCGTATTGGTGGTAAGTGTACTGGTTCGGAGTTCGCTGAGTTTCATTTTTACAACCTCAAGTCTTGTTGTGAGTTTTGTAACTGTAATTCAGGAACTCATTGTGACGTAACAACAGGTCAAGAGTCCATTAACGAGGCCGAATGTTACACTGAAGCCAAACATTATTATCCTGGTGAGCGGTTACAATTGACGTTTATAGAGCCTGAAGAGGATGAAGGTGACTATTATGACATGAGGTTCCCAACCTAAAGTCCTTTCTAAATTTACAATTTCTCATAATTGATTTAATATTGAGGTATAAAGCCGGAGAATATTAAATCAATTATGCAGCCTAAACCATTATCAATAGAAGATCTAAGGGATCTCATCAACAAAGGTGAGGCCAAGGATCCCCTGATCTTTTTAGAATCAGTAATGAATGGTCAGGATCCCCGTAGACTTTCCTCAATATATGAACTAATCTGCGAGATAGACAGCTTTACCAATGGTGAGTTGTCCAAGTCAGATTGGTCTGAAATAGTAGATCACGTTACCTCTCGTTATAAATACCATACTGTACCTCTGTCTGACTCCTTAGCGGCTAGTAAGACCCTTGCTGAATATCTTCATGCCAAGCGTAAACAGGTAGAAATAAATGGAGGTCAAGGTGGTACAGCGGATCCAGCTAATCACCCTCTAACAGCTGAAGAGGTAGAGTTATTTAAGGAGCGTTTTAACGATGACTTCTGATAACCTAGAATTACAAGAACAACCTTGGTCATACAACGAACTACGTATGCTCAAGTATATGCTAGAGAATGACGGTATACAATTTATGCGTTATTTCTTTAAGCATCGTGAAGGTACAAAGATGCTACGTAATTGGCATCATTACGTTATTGAGTACGTCCTGCAAGCAGTGTATGACGGCAAAATCAACAGACTAGTGGTTAATATCGCTCCAGGCTATTCAAAGACTGAGCAGGTCGTACTCAATTTTATTGCTAGAGGTTTAGCTCTTAATCCTCGTTCTAAATATATCCATGCCTCATACTCAGGTGATTTAGCACAAGAGAACTCCTCTAAAATTAAAGAGATGGTGGGCGGTGAACAGTTTCAAGAACTCTGGCCAATGGACATTAGAGTTGACTCCAAAGGTAAGAAACGCTGGTTTACTGAGTTAGGTGGAGGTATGCTCGCTGCTCCTGCTGGAGGTCAGATTACTGGTTTCCGTGCAGGTAGAATGGAGTCTGGGTTTACTGGTGCTTTTGTAATTGATGATCCAGTTAAACCTGATGATGCTTATTCAGCCGTTAAGCGTAACGCTATTAATAACCGTTTTAATAATACTATGCGTTCTCGTTTGGCAGTTGAAGAAGTTCCAATGATCATAATTATGCAGCGTATTCACGAAGACGATATGTCTGGTTATTTACTTAAAGGTAACTCAGGTGATAAATGGCATCACCTAGTCATACCAACATTACTGGATGACGAAACTATAAATAGACCTTACCCAGACGACTATACTCATGGTATTCCAATTAACATTAATGGTATATTAGAAGCGCTCCACGGAGGTAAAGAATATGAGTTCTGATTTAACAGTTAAACGACTAAAAGAGTTATACAACTACGATCCTGAAACAGGTGTATTTACTCGCAAGGTTAAATCTAGTAATGGACTACTTCCTGGTTCTGTAGCTGGATCTCCAAAGGGTAACGGTTATTTAAGAATCCAAATAGATGGAAAGGCTTATCAATGTCACCGATTAGCATGGTTATATATGTACGGTGTTTGGCCTGAAAACCAAATAGATCATATTAATCAAATTAGAGATGATAATCGTATTTCCAATTTACGTGATGTTACTCCTAGTCAAAACAGCCGCAATACTAAGCTCTCTGAGAATAATAGTTCCGGAGCTAAAGGTGTTTATTACGAAGGTTCTAAGGGTTATTCAGCACGTATTTGGTTTGACGGAAAGAGTAAAAGATTAGGATTATATCGTACTTTTGAAGAGGCTGTTGAAGCCCGTAAAGCTGCTGAAGCTGAGCTCGGATTCCATGTTAACCACGGAAGCGTTCCGGAGGAGTCCGCAAATGCTATTTAGCGTTGAGGAAATTGAAAAGGTTTGCCCGAATACAATACCGCTAGGAAGTCCGCTTTGGCCTTTTAAGCAGGATATTGAAAAACTAGAGGTCTTAGCTTCTGATAAATATACCTTCTCATCACAGTACCAACAGAACCCTAGTCCACTTGGTGGAGGTATGTTCAAGGATAAATATTGGAAGTACTACGACGTCCTACCTCCTGATATTGATATGTACCGCATCTACGGTGATACCGCACAGAAGACCAAAGAGCGTAATGACTTTAGTGTGTTCCAATTATGGGCTAGATCCCGTAGTAAAGGAATATTCCTGGTCGATCAATTCCGAGGTAAATGGGAAGCTCCAGATTTAGAGTCTAAGTTAGTGGAGTTTTGGAATAAACATAAACCAACTCAATTTAAACCAATGGGAGCACAAGTAGTTAAGATTGAAGATAAGAGTTCTGGTAGTTCACTTATTCAATCTATTAAAAAGGACTACATGATCCCTGTAGAACCTATCCAACGTAATACTGATAAGGTATTAAGAGCTATGGGTGTGGTTAAATACTTTGCAGCTGGATATATTCATTTACCTCGTAACGCAGATTTTACGCATGATTATAAAGAGGAGTTCCGTAAATTTACTCCTCTTATGACTCACAAACATGATGACCAAATAGATCCCACAATGGATGCAGTAGAGGATCTAATCGTGTTTGAAGATATGTTATACAGTAGCAGTTCCATGTAACAGGCCGATTTAAATAAGGATGACAAGATATGAGTTCATTAAAACAGAGTTATGATAAAATAGCAGATCCACGTAAATTCCCTATCCAAAGACCATTTACTCTGGACGGAACCTTAACTGGTAATAACAATATGGATGT